GTCGAGTTCCCTTACAGGGCACCCCATTACAGGGCCGCATCGTTGCGAGAAGGGTGGTGCAACCTTCCTTTTCAAACCTTACGGAATGAACTAATGATCCACGTGGGTATCACGGTTCGCTATCCTTTGTAAACATAGTGCCAGGATGGAGAGAAACGAGATTGCTCTTGAGTCTCCCTCCCAAGTCTCGTAAGACAAGGGAACGCCCCAAGGGGAAGGATTTTCGAAGGAGTTAGGAGTTCCTTCTATGACGACTGCCCATCCGAAGAAGGGAGCGGTACCAACCGCCATCTACCTTATGTCTCCCACCAGTTCTCTTAGTGGCTGTACAACCACTTGCAACTGCGTCATCATCCCTTCGATAGTTCAAATTTGATCTCACGCCTTTCTCCCCTACCACAGAGAGAACGTTGCTTTGCATACCCAATGGGCGGAGTCAAATCGAGACGTTGTTCCCCTTCCGGGGGGTACATGAGTTCGAGCTTCATCCCAAATCTGCTGACAGAGATACTGGTCGGCTGCCCCTCATGAGAAAATCGAATGTGCTGAGATCCCTTTAACCCTCCCGTCCGAAAAGCCGGATCTTGACGAGAAAGAGGGAGGATCTGGACGCCCTGTCGAGCCAAAGCCCAACGAACGCCACCTGACACCCGATTGAGATAGTACGGCTGGTCTGACGTACTAAAGATGGAGCGGGAACTAAGAGGAAGACTCCTTCGGATAGAGCCCCGTCGACGCAAGGAAGCCACAACACCTAAGTCTTGTGAGCCCCTCCACGACGGGAAAGGCACGGTTCTCTTACCGAGAGTTCCGCGAAGAGATTGGAGTGTTCTCTCCACCTCCGGTTCAGGGGTTTCCCCATTCACCAGCGGACCACCAGCCAAGTTCTCACATGACTGGCGGACAAATCTTTCCGCTTCACGGACAGTCTTCGACGAACTGAGAAAATGAAATTTCTCCTCACGGCAGGTCCGAGCATACCTGTAGACCCAATCAGGCTGCTGCCACCGCTCAAAGTCCGACAACCGGGGGAACCTCCCCCCCAGACCTCCAAGCCTCTTGGGCAAGAATAATGGTCTCTTAGTTCTCGAGAGAACATTCCGATGTGCCTTCACAAAAGTTCCAGCAGACGCTAGTGGGTCACGAGTCCCACGAAGGAACTGTGATGCGAGATCCCCTATGGCGTCAATCGGAGGTTGTTCTCCTAGCCAGGCCGAAGACCGGTTCTGGCCCGAAGGCGACAAAAGTCCGCTGTTAAAAACAACGACATGCTCAAATCGACCGTTTGCAAAGCGGAAGATCTGGCTGTTAATGACTGCCACCGTCGGGTGTAGGTAGGATTTTCCCACACTTAAACTCCATCCGACTTGTTTAACCAAGTCACTCCAGTTTCCATATTCTTCCGCATCCGCTAGCGAAACAATATCATCACCGTTGATAAGTACCGGCAATGACTTCAGAAAGGTTGGCTTCCGAAGCTGTGTTAGGAAACTTTTCCAAGACAAACCTTTGTCGGCGTACTGCGATTTATAGTGTGCAAGCACCCATACGCAGAAATTAAAGACACAGAGTACCGGTAAGGATAAGAGTGAGCCCATCAGCTGGCCCCTCACCTGCCGCCGGACATGGCCTTCGTATTGGATCCAATTCTCGGTCAGGGAGTCTAAAGCCTCCTGATAGAACCTGTGGAATGGAGCACGGTCCTTTGCTGTCTGCGGATAGCAAGACCGCAGCATCGCCTCGAGAATTGTTCGGCTTACAACCGACTCGACATTGTCAGTCGCCGAAGAAAAGTCGCCAGAATTCAGGCAGAGCCCTTTACCCCCAGTCTGGTTCAACTTAGATCCAAAACGTGAGTCAAGGTGATCAGCCTTAACCCACTCGCCTGTCAGAACAAACGGCGCCAACTGCCGAAGGCGCTTATGCAAGGATTGTTGGAATGGTTTCAACAAACCCTTCTCCACATGGGTCGAGGTCACAACTCTCGCCTTAAGTGGATCTGACACAACGGTTGCCTTTACAACATCTACCCCTGGGTTACGCCCGGACTCCCGTAGTCCAGCACGCAAAGGGACACGGAGTGGGTTTCGATAGCGCGGGTCTCCCCGAACCTCTACTTCACCACCCCATGGACCCTCGATCCAGTCCGCGGTATCTGAATCGAGAGGCAATATCCGAGCACCAAGAGAGAGTAACTCACCTCTGGCACCACCTCTCTGCCGAGAGGTACTTACAGTAGACGAAGTAGCCATCACGAGGCCTTCCCACGACGCGGGGCAAGAACCAGGTGGAAACAAAACCTCCGTAATCTGCCTAATCTTTTCGAGCAAGCCCGAATCGATAGTCCGAATATCACCTTCAGAGGTGAGCGCATCTGCGTGTTTGCTCATGCTCTCCTGTACAAGAGAGCCTCTGAGATCTG